GATGGAAGCAACAGCAATATAAAAAACACTACAGGTTGGTTAAATGTATCTGCTGGTGGCAGTGGTTTTAGTGTTGGCAATGGTGACTTTAGTGAAAACTTATTTAAAGCAACAAATAACGGAGCCGTAGAACTCTATTACGACAATTCTCAGAAATTAACTACAACCAATATAGGTATTGAAGTTTCTGGTCAAGTTCATGTTAATGATAACAATAAATTTTCATGTGGAGATGCTGCGGATCTCCAGATCTACCATAATGGAACGGACTCATATATAGATAATTCTGGCGGTGATATGTGGTACAGAACCAATGGTGCCATGTACTTATTTAACAAGTGGGATAATGAATATTATATTAAATGCACCCCTAACGCTGCTGTAGAACTCTATTACGACAACAGTAAGAAGCTAGAAACAACCTCTGGTGGTGTCAACGTTACTGGTGCTTTAACTGTTAACGGTGCAGCCGTTGGTGGTGGTGGTGCAAGCTTTGACGCTACAGCACAGGGAGCTATTAGCACGGGAGATCCATTGATACTAGAAACATCAGGTAAGGTAAGAAAACCAGTTCAACTATCTGCATCTACTGGTAGTTGGACAGAGATAGCTACTGACCATAATGGACAAGATCAGAGTACTGATTCCGCAGTTTATAGTCCAACAGCTAATGCAACATTTCTGTTTTATGGTAAATCTTGGCAACAGACTGGTTGCAAGCATATAGGTATTAGTGGAACTACTATTACCGTATCAAACGCAACTAGTCCTGGTTATGGACATAAAAAAGCCAAATATCATGTACCTCATTACGGTGATCAAAAAGGTAAAATAGGATATATTGGTCCTAACTCCAGTAGTGGAGATATGAAATGCAGGTTAGGTACAGTTACAGGATCTAATATTTCTTGGAGTAGCACCTCTGGTAGTCCTAGAGGTAGTAATAGTACAGGTTCTAATGGTAATGGACATGGTATTGTATATGCTCCTAATGTTGATAGATGGGTTACATTTTGGAAAGAGGGAGCTAGTACATATGATGCTTACTATCAAATGTTTGAAGGTGACTTATATACAGCTGTTGGTAGCCAAGTAAAACATGTAGATAGACAGACGACTGACCATACTCATTACCCGCCATTTGATTACAGAACTTTCTGGAATGAGGCACTACAAAAAATTGTTATATTCGCTGTAGCAGGAGCAAATGTAAACTATCAATGTATAGTTTACAGAATTGGTACAGTATCAGCTAATAGTATTACTTGGACACCAGATGTAAATGGTGGAAATGGATGGGGTACTAATCCTCAATGGGTTAGTGGAGCTACACTTTTTAATTATACCGATGGGTGGGATGTTGAATGGATTGAAAGTTTAGGTAAATACGTGGTTTGTAGTCATAACAATAACTCCAGTGTTATGAAAATGGGATACTTTGAACACAACACTAGTGGTGGACTTACACAAGCAGGTAGTTGGACTAATTTTATAAGTTCTAGCACTTATGTAGGTTATAAGCATAGATTCAAATGGAGTGAATCTGCTGGAAAAGGTATGTTATTTTATAAGAATGGAGGTGACAGCAGTCACACTTATTACTGCGAAATAACTTGCAACGGAAGTAATAATACTTTTAGTTTCGGTACTCCAACTGAAATTAGTTCTGACGTAATGTATTCCGACACTGCTGTAATAACAGATGCTGGTACAGGTAAATTTGCAATGTTTGGTAGTACCCCTGAGCAATGGGATTCTGATTATCATGGGTTTGTAAAACAACTTGTAGCTTCAGACTTAACAGATAATTTTGTAGGCTTCTCAGATGGTAACTACGCAAACGATGCTACAGCTACTGTGTTATGTGTAGGTAATGTATCTTCTAACCATTCATCCCTATCACCAGGATCTAAATACTATGTAACTGGTACAGGTGGTATAAGTACTACACCAGCTAGTCCATCAGTATTTGCAGGAACAGCAGTAACACCAACAACAATTACAATAAAACATTAAACAATTAAACAAACAATTAATCATGGCAACAAAAACTTGGCAAGTCAACACCCTTCAGCGTGAACTAGCAGACGGGTATGTAAACAAAGTTATCTATCGTGTTAACGGTGAAGATGGCACTTATAAATTTAGAGCTACAGGTGAAGTTGATCTTCCTAAGCCTGATACTCTTGTTCCTTATGCTGACCTTACTGAAGCAACAGTGCTTGGTTGGGTAAAAGCAAAACTAGATGCTGATAAGGTTGGCACTGTAGCTGCTATTGAAACAGCAGTAGAGAACGGTGTTAATGAACAGAAAACTCCAACACAAGGCGTTGGTAAGCCTTGGAGCTAGGTGAACCTTCCATCCATCACTCTTCCTGATGCGTTACCTATACCAGGAGCATTAGAATTACCAGCTCCAACTATAGAACAACCTAAAGCTACACTCCCTAGCTATGACCCATTAATAGTAGCTCCTAGTGTATTAGCACCTCCTGTAGGTGTTATTACACCAGCGTTTGAAGAGTTGATGGAAGAGGAGCTTGAAAGAAAACAAGAAGGAAAACCACCTAAACCTAAACAAGAAGCTGCTGAAGTTAAACGTATAGATATACCATTCACTGACCTGACGTTTCCAGTTCCCAAAGAAGAAATACTCGTGACTGCAGGAACTACAGCGTCAGTGAGCGTTATAGCCACCCTTACTGTAACTTCGTTATTTAAGCAAACTGTTAAAGTAATGAAACCTATTATTATGCAGATTGCTAAACGAATACAAAAGAAACTGAATGGAAACCCCACAGGAAAAACCGAAGAACCTTCTGGGTAAATTAAAAGATGCTGCTGAGGATCAAGAACACCAAATCCAAATCCTTGGTACATTTGTCAGATTAGGAGTAGTGGTATGGAGTGGATTCATCATTACGATGAACTACGTAGAATTACCTATGGTTAAGAAATCAGGTAACTCAGATATCACGTTCGTTGCCAGTGTCTTTACGGGAGCACTCGCAACATTCGGCTTGACCACTGGTAATAAAGGTGGTAATGGCAAGCAACCTCCCGTTAATTGTCCCATGGTTAAAAAGAAAGAAGACGCATGAAGAAGTATTTACTAGCTCTATTATTGCTAGTTCCAACTGCAGTTAGAGCAAATACTGTAACACCCGCCTTCACCCAAGGT